AAATCTACGGCAGTGAGTAAATTGGGAGGTCATTGGTATAACCAAAGTATTAAAACGTTTAAAGGTTATGAGGTCTATAAGAAATTGCAGGGTTCTTGGATATGTGAAATTGAAGAACTGTCGGCATTTCAAAAGTCTACTATTGAAGATATTAAGGGGTTTATAAGTGCCATTGTAGATATTTATAGAGCTTCGTATGGTAAACGTACAGAACGTCATCCTAGACAGTGTGTGTTTGTAGGTACAACCAATAACTATGAGTTTTTAAAAGACCAAACAGGCAATCGTCGTTTTTTCCCTATTACGACAGATAAAAATAAAGCAACTAAAAGCCCGTTTGACGATCTAACACCAGATGTTGTGCAACAAATGTTTGCTGAAGCTAAAGTATATTTTGATGAGGATCCGACGGATAAAGCATTGTTATTAGATAAAGAAGCGAGTGAGATGGCTTTAAAAGTCCAAGAAGCTCATTCTGAAAAAGATGCTTTAGTTGGAGAAATAGAAGAATTCCTTGAACGTCCTATTCCGTCAGACTACTGGTATAGAACGTTAGAAGAAAAAAGAGTGTCTGCGCATGATGTTATAGACCAAGACTATATTAAATTATATGGTGATGGTAAATTGATTGAATTACCGAATACAAAACCAGGTGCTTATGTATGGCGTGACAAGGTATGTAGTATGGAAATTTGGAAAGTGATGATGAAACGAGATGACCAACCACAACAACACCATTTAAGAAAAATTGATAAAGCATTAAGAAATACACGATATTGTGGAACAACCAAAAGACGATTTAGATTCGGTAAAAGTATCGGTCGACAATATGGTTTTCAAATAGATTTGTCTTCTTATTATCAAGACTTAAAGAATGAAACACAACAATAATAGGACGATAGGACAGAAATGGGACAATGTTGGGACATGCTCGAATTATTACAGTAGTAAGTGTTGTGCTCTAGGTGTCCTTTTGTCCTAATAGTTTTAATCTAAAAAATTATATATAGAGAATAAATTTGTATAAGTGTAAGACAATGACAGTGGGACATCAGGACAAATAGTCTTAGTGTATCGTAAGAGTAGGTTTGAGTATATGTGGTAATAATGTCCTACAAAATTTTGAGAATAGGACTTTAGGACACCTATCAAAAATTAGGAGGAAGAAAATGAATAAAAATCAATTAAAGTCAGAAATTTTAGAATATATAAAAGCGCATGCTGGTACATCATTTGTAGAAATAGAACATGTATTTGAAGAAAATAACTTTGATTATAAAGGTGACGGCGCATATACAAGTGGTCAACATCCCAATGTTGTGTTTTGGATTGGGTGGAATCAAGAAGCGTTTGATGTTATCGATGAACTTAAAAAAGACGGACGTATTGAGATGGATATTTGTGAGCCAATTGTTTATATGGTTGATGGTAAAGGTTTGGATTTGCCTATTGTAAGGTCGAAAAATATTAAAACAGATCATTGGTTGCCTGTCACGTTTACTATTAGTAAGAAAGAAAAGGAGCATGTTTAAAGTGAATGAAAAACATAATATTTTCAATAGATTTGGTAGAAACACTTCTATTCAAACTGTAGCAGTTAAAGATACTTACTTTATTGAATATCGAAAGGGAGACGAAATAAAGTATTTCCCAATAGAACTTGCTACGGTAGTAAAAGCATTAAACATTGATTTACATGACAGTGATACTGTTTCAAATTATGAGGATGGGCCAAAATTTGATATTAAAAAATTGAACCTCTATACAGGTGACATGGACCAAATAGGAGATGAATAAAATGAATATAGAAATTATCGCAAATCAATTTGTAACAAGAGCAGGCACGTTACTAAGGTACTACACTGGATTATTAGAACATAGTAAAGTACAACCGTATTGCTTTAAGTTATACAATGATCCGTTTGATATGGTTTATGTGATGATGAACAGCAAGTTATTCGGTCATGTATATATTAAAGATTGTAAAGTAAGGCAATCGTTTGAATTAGCGTCACCTAAGCACACTGAGGGGCTTATAAGAAGTATAGAAGGTCATTATGTAGGTTATGAATTACATGACGGTAAACAGCTTTCTATTAGTGATATGATGGCCAGTCAATTATTTGAAGATGAGTATTTTATGTATGGATTACAAACATATGCAGAATCAAATAATAGTGATGTGTTTGAGTACCTAGAAAATGGATTTGATACCGATACACTTGAGGGCATTCAATCGAGTAATACTGATGTGATAGCGAATATTGAAATGTTGTATCAGTTAGCTACAGGAATCAATGAACCAGCACTAGAGTTAGTTGAGGGATTAAAATTAGTAACTGAGTTTATACAAGATGAGAATGCGACACAAGAGGATTACACGGCTTTAGAGCATAAGTTAACTGAGTTGAAGTCATCTTATTACAGTTTGAATAAGTAATTAAATATGGAGTCTCACGTGGTGTGTGGCTCCTAATATAAAAGTATAAGGTATAAAAGTTTTAAAATGTAAAGGTTGCAACAATAGTGAGTTAATAGATAGGTGGGCGAAATTCAAAAAAAAGTGTGAAATGTTGATATTGAGCTGTTTTATGGCTTTGAAAATAATAAGGTTATATAAAGGTATTAACTTTTAAAACCTAAAGGTATACAGTCTTTGAGAATTGAAAAAAAATGGCAAGATTTGTGCAAGGTGTGCGAACTTTGTTAACGCTAATACAAGCTAAAGTTTGTGTTTTTGGTATAGGCCTAAAAGTTAAGTTTGTTCGCTGTTTGTTCGTGTTATTTTACCGAACTTAAGTTCTATATTAGGTTAATGTGAAAAGCCTAATGTTAAGTTTATAACACGATTTTATAAGTGTTATATGAGATAAGCTAAACAATTGACGAAATGCGCTATAAAGCGAACGTAAGTTTGTTTTAGGTCAGTGAAAATGGTATAATTTAGGTATGAAATAATTAAAAGAAAGGGGTGTGAAGATGCAAAGTATCGCAGAAAAAGAGACGTATCATTTACCCACCGAACACCTGCAAGTTTTCAATGTGATAAAAAATACGTCCAATAAATATATTACTAAAACTAAAATCTTAAATCAATTGGGATATGAATATAATTCAAGTAATGAACGATGGTTACGAAGAGTAATCAATTCATTAGTATATGATTATGGCTATCCTATCGGATGTAGTTATAAACCTAGTGAACGTGGTTACTACATTATTACGACAGAACAAGAAAAGCAACAAGCGATGATAAGTATTAAAAAGCTAGCTGATGGCAGTATGAAACGCTATGAAGCTTTGAAACGAATTGAAGTGTAAAGGGGATAAAAATGAAAACTGAATCGTACTTTAAAGAATACAACCAATTTGTATTAGATCAACGCAAGGCTATACAAGAATTGGAACAAGAGCGTAATGCATTGGAAAGTAAAATAAAGTTAGATAAGTCCACATACAAACAGTTAATCATGGATGGACAAGATGACAAGGCAGATAACCTATATCAAGGAACAGATGCTGATGAAAAGAAACTAAAAGCACTTAATAAACGCTTAGAGACAAAGAAAAGTGTATCGAAAGAAGTTAAATATCAAAAGACAATTGAGTTATTAAAACATCAAAGCGAGTTGTCATCATTATATGAATCAGAAAAACAATCAGCTTTAGGTAAATTAAAAAAGGTAGTCGATGCATATAATGAGATCATTGATGAAATAGAAGATATTAATGATAGATATGAAGATGAGCATCAGCAATATGCGAGTATTTATAGTCAAGAACAATTATATGATGATAAAGAGGCTAGGGAAGCATTGAATGGCTACTTTAGAGAAAATATATTTACATCATATATTAATGGTAATGATTTGCCATACGAACACAATAACAAGTTGTTTTTAAAACGTTAAAAAGAAAGGGTAATTAAATGGAAACAAAATACGAGTTAAATAATACTAAAAAGGTCGCAAATGCATTTGGTTTAAATGAAGAAGATACAAATCTATTAATAAATGCAGTTGATTTGGATATTAAAAACAATATGCAGGAGATTTCAAGTGAGTTACAACAATCAGAACAGTCTAAGCAAAAGCAATATGGTACAACGCTACAAAATTTAGCTAAGCAAAACAGGATTATTAAATAGCAATGATTGCCTATCCAATTCGGGTAGGCTCTGTTTATAGGGGTGAATAAATGAAACTGCTTAAAACGAAGAATTGTTTATATTATCGTAATGGTGACAATAAATTATCTGATTATCAACTATTAACGCAATTTAACCCAGCATTTATTAATAAGAAAATTAAGATGTGTGAATTCCAAATTGAAAGTATGTACCATATGAGTGCATCGACAACAACATGTGATGAAATAATGGGGGTCGTGTCTGTCTCATATCCAATTGAAAAACTAGTTATCAAAATTATTGAAACAAAGGCAAGATTACAAAACTATAAAAATCGATCTATAAGTAATATGGTGTTGTTGAAAACGGTACTAAATCATTATACAGAAAGAGAGCAGAAGCAAGTTGTAAAATATATGCGTTCAAATGGACGATATAAGCCCTACAACGTCATTGAACGCTTACAGGGTGATTTGTATCAAGCAAGTATTAAACAACGTTCAGAACGTCAAAAACAAAGAAATATAGCAATTGAAAATAGCAAGATTGCACGAGTAAATGCTTATCATCAATCTTCACATGTAAAAGTGGTGTAACAATGGATAAAAAGCAAATAAAAGGCTTCGTGTGTGATTATCATAAGCGAACTAGAAGTGATGTATTAATAGATGATGATATAAATACTGATGAATTCTTTTCAATAGGTGATGAAAATTCTAATGAATGGATGACAGACGATAATGTTGATGATCATATTATAAAGAATCACTTAGAAATGATTGTTGACCGAGTAGCTAATGATAAAGAGTTTTATATTTTCGATTCTTTAATACAAGGACGTAGTTATCAAGATATTAGTAGTGTCTTAGATTGTTCTGAACAATCTGTAAGATTATGGTATGAAACCTTATTAGATAAAATTGTGGAGGTGATAGAATGAGTGAGTTAACGGCAAAGCAAGCGCGTTTTGTGAATGAGTATATAAGAACACTTAATGTGACACAAAGTGCCATAAAAGCAGGTTATAGCGCAAATAGTGCACATGTGACAGGGTGTAGGTTATTAAAGAAGCCACACATCAAGCAATATATACAAGAACAAAAAGATAAGATTATAGATGAGAATGTATTAACTGCAAAAGAGTTACTACATGTGCTTACGAATGCGGCAGTCGGTGACGAAACAGAAACGAAAGAAGTTGTGGTCAAGCGTGGGGAATATAAAGAGAATCCACAAAGTGGCAAAGTACAATTAGTCTATAATGAACATGTTGAACTGATAGAGGTACCAATTAAGCCAAGTGATCGTTTAAAAGCTCGTGATATGTTGGGTAAATACCATAAGTTATTTACAGATAAGCGTGATATTAACGGGAATGTGCCTATATTCATTAATATTGGTGAATGGGACGGAGAAGATGAGGAGTTAGATAAGGCAGTGAAAGATGTATCTAACGCTAACCCTAATCATACTGTGATTGTGGATGATATTCCGTTAGAGGATTGATTTAATAAAAGTTACTTGGATGTATAGCAATTAATATTATATGAAGTTCAAAGTGAAAAGCTACCTATTCTGGTAGCTTTGATATTATTTTTCAAAAATTCGTATAGACTTAAGAAAAAACGATTTGTTTTTGAAATTATTTAATGGCGGTACGTCTTTATAGTACACACCTCTAGTAATTTGTATATTTCCATCTAAATAAATAACTTCAGAGTTCATTATGAGATTTATAAAATACTTACGCTTTCTAAGTTCCCATATAAAGTAACGTAATTCAAGTATTGTTTTACCAGTTTTATTATGGGTTGAGACAATATATTTTACTTTTAAATTGTTGAAGTTTCTTGTTAAGTCTCTAACTAAAGTAATTACAAAAAAGAATATACAGAAAATAGGAAAAAAAACAAAAATAAAGATAAAGAAATATGTAACTATAGTATTTAACATAGTATTCACCTCAGTTTTTAGATAATTATGACGGCTAGGCTTAAAAATAGTACTTTTTTGCCTAAGCGTTAGAATATTATTCTTAAATGTTAAGAGTCATTAATTTAATTAGATCTATTAAGTATGTTAAGGATATTATGCGCTTAGAAACGCTTTGTGTTGCAGTGAGGAATGGGAACCACGCACAAATACACTTTAACTGTAAATGTGACCTCGTGAAATATAATCTCAAACATCGCTGGTCAATCTATCTTTGAGATTGGCCGAAGATTGAAACATGTTAAAGAGAATGATTTGGTACATGGAGAATTTAGGCTATGGCTTGAAAAATTGGATTAAGCTAATTATCAGCTAATAGATTTATGAAAATAGCTGAAAATCCAGAATTAAATGTCCCACCAGTGTGATATATGGGCGCAAGTATTTTATACTAATAAGCAACTCTTTTTGAACCAGAATGCACCAAAGAACACATTACATCAAACGGCGAAAATAAAACGCCAGATGAAAAGACTATGAATTTAACGGCAGAGCTCAATTTTGAGCCTTGTAAAATTGCATAAATTAGTTATATAGATGTTATTTATGGGTATTGTATAAACGGGAGGGGCAACGTCCTTACTTATTTCTTAGGAATTAAAGGTATTAATTTAGTTTCAATAACATAGAGAATATGATATAGTATTTATTGCGCTCGCTTTTAATAGCCTGCGCTCCTAATAGTTTGGAATGCTCTAGGCAGGTACTTCGGTACCTGTCTTTTTTGTAATAGGAATATATAATATTACAGTTATAGTTGTTTGGGGTTATTAGTCTAGAAGTATTAATAAAATGGTGCAGTCCTGTTTTAAGTAAATATAATCGGATGTGATGGAATGAGGTGTTAACTAAAAGTTTAAAAATATTAAGTCAAACTTACATTTTTATAAAATGTTATTTAATAAGTGAGTGTTTTTGAAAATGTATTGATAGAATTGATTTTGCACAGAGTATAAGGCTTTTTGTGATAATACTTTTCAAGAGTGCAAACACTCTAAAAGTATAAAGATATATTTAAATTGTTTTGTTGCATATTTACTAATTTATAGATATGAAAGAATATTGAAAATATATTATGATATTTAAAAATATCTAGGAGGGGTAAATATGAAAATTTATTTTTCGAAATTGTGTATATGTACAATAATAATATCCTTGATTTTATCTGGGGTTGGGAGTTCAAATACAGATGCATCTAATAAAATTATCAAAGAAAATATAGAAGTAAATGAAAGCGTTAAAAATACAAAAATTAGTGAGAATAAAATTGGCGAAGTATCACGTCTTTCTACATCAATAAATAATAATGAAATAAATTTAGATACTGTATTAACTAATGATTTTAATGCAGGAGACATTAATTTATCTGGAAAAATCTCTAATGTAGAAGAATCTAAACAAGTAGATTATACAATTGATTTAACCTATGCGGATGAAGAAGACATAGCTGGATTTTTAATAGATAATTCAACCGGTGAGGAGCATGAATTTGATACAAGATTGGCTGAAGCTTCTGCTGCGCCTTTAGTAGTAGTGGCAGTAATGGCTGCAAGGTATGGTATTCAATGGGCTATTAAAAAGTATGGTAAAAAAGCTGTGAATAACGCTATAAAATCAAATACGCATAAAGTAGCGAAAGGAATAAACTCTAGACTTCTAACTAGTAAAGGGGTGGATATCGGAAAGTTCACTCAAAAAGTAAAGGGTAAAAACCCAGTCTATAGAGATCCTAAAACTGGGTGGTCAATTTCAAGGAATAAAGGGGAGCCTCATGGAGGATCGTATTGGAAATTGTTGGATAAAAGTGGTACTAGAAAAGCCACTTTAACTAAAGATGGAAAAATACTTCGTAAATAGGATGATATAAAAAATGGATAATATTATTAATTGTATGTCAGTAAGTGATTTGAATTTTTCTGAAGTTGAAAATGCAATGCATTTAGATTTAAGTGAAGGTGAATATCCTTTTTTAGATGATGGAAAAAGCTTTAACAAAAATTATTTTACAAAGATTCATAGAAATGCAATTCAAATTTTACAAGATTTATTTCAACAAAGTAAGACTATTGATATAGTTCTAGTATATTATTTATATGGAAATTCATTTAAAAAAACTAGGTTCAAAGAAAAGTTTAGTTATTTCAATAATGACGAAACGCCGAGTTTTAAAGAATATATTAACGATGAAGGCATCCAGTGTTATGTATTTGCTTTTAAAAATAAGAGTTTGAAGGATTTAAATTATAAAAAGTTAGCGAGAGCGATTTGCAATCAAGATTTTAAAGGTTTATTCCCGACGATTAATCAAAAAGATAATTACTTAGATATATATTTAATGGATAGTGAAAGAGGCATATTGTACCATTTGTATGATGATAGGGGGCTTTGGCTATATTTTATAAATAAGCAGTCATATACAAATTACTCCCAAAAATACAGTAACCTCTTGTTTGATGTAAGCGATGAAATTGATTAAAATTTATTTAATATTAATAATACTAATTTTATCATCTATATTCATATGTTTGAACTATAATTGCAAGAAGGAAAAGACTAAAATTGCAGTTCTAGATACAGGGATTAAAAAGAAAGCTATTAATAGCAATGTAATATCTCGTGATTTCACTTTAGATAACTATAGAAATAGCGTACACGCTAATAAAATTTCAAAGATTATAGAGTATCGAGCTGATATAGTTATTTATGATGCTAAAGTTTTGAACCGTTATGGCAACGGAAGAGTGGAGGATACTATTTCAGCACTTGATTGGGCAATTAAACATGATGTAGACATTATAAATATGAGTTATGGATTTACTAAAAATTACCCTGAGTTACATAAAAAGATAAAAGAGGCTCATGGAAAAGGTATTATTATTGTAGCAGCTAACGGTAACGATATTTTTGGAGGTCAAGAATTTCCAGCTGCATATAATGAAACTATATCTGTTGGAGTATTGAATAAGGAAGGTTCAAAATCTGTCTTTAATTCTAACGATGATGCCGACGTATATATTTCGGTTGATAAAAAGGTGTCTAATAACGTTGAAAATACTTCTATGGCTACAGCATCTGTATCTAATAAATTGGTTAAAGTATGTAAAAGAGACTTGAAAAACATGGACAAAGGTGAAATCCTTAAGTTAATTAATTAGTTAAATTAATTAGTTACAAAAACTATAATAATTATATTTACGCAAAAGTTAAAAGCTGCAAATCCGTTTGGTTCTGATCCCGATTATATCATAGATAATCTCACACGTTGCAGGCAGTGAATACGTATTTGAATACGTTAATTATGAAGTGATGTTGGGTGCACAAATTTATATTGTTTTATCAATTTTAACATTTCACATTAACTTTATTAGGTGATATAAGATGCTGAGAGAATCATTATATTGCAATGAAAAATCATCATATGGATAATCATATCGATCATTGCAAATATACTTATAGAGATTTATGTGTGTAATAATTGGTGGTCATAAATTGGTCATAATGAAATAAAAAAACTAAAAAAATTGAATGTATAAAGAATACACGATACTGATTTAATAGTATTTTTGTATGTGATTTATATCTATTTCATACCGCCCTTAATGCCGGGAATGATGTAAAACAGTTTCTAGTTTTGACTAACTAGAACATTCCATGATAGACGAGTATGATTCGTTCCAAATAAATATTAGAGCGTATGAAAATATTTTAATTTAAGACACCTTCCATTAGTTGACTAAACTTATGAGAGGCGTCTTTTTTATGTGCTAATTTGTAATTGAGATTCATAATGGTATTTAAATCATTATGGTGCGGGAGTTATGGTATTGCCATAATATGAGAGTGCATCCACTTCTATAAGTAATGCATATTGCGAGTGCAGGAATGAATGAGTGCTTGATTAAAATCCTTATGGGTGGTTGACATAATTAAAAGAAACCACATTTAAAATTTCTTAATCACAAGCGGTTAACTAGGTATAGTTTAGTTTTGAGTAAATCTTTTTAAAGGTGTACTTGTGCATTTTACTTAATTAAAGAGATAAGACATTTAATGGGCCTAAAATAAATAAAAAACAAAAAACTACCTGTTTAGGTAGTTTTTTAAATGTAATAGATTAAAACACTAGTTCATTTCTTGTTAAAGATGGATAGTTATTTTATAGATAAATTTGTCCTTTAGTGTAGCGGTAATTTTTAGGACTTTTTGGTGGTATAAATGTTCTTAATAAAGTTAATAGTCCTACTTTACCGCAAAGCATAACGAATATAATAATTATTTTAGTAATACCATGATATTCTGTGGTAAGGTTCATACTTAACCCGACTGTTCCGAATGCAGAAACCACTTCGAATAATAACTTGATTAATGATATGTTCGGATTAATTATCGATAATATAAAAGTAATGATACTGATAAATAGAAATGAGATATTAATGGTAACAATAGATAGTTTTATATGTTTGTCAGATATTTCTTTATTGAATACTGAAACATTATTTTCTTTACGTATATAATTTAAAACAAATATAAACGCCACTGCAAAAGTAGTTATTTTAATTCCTCCAGCTGCACTGAGAGGGGCACCACCAATAAACATAAGTAACATTAACATTAAGGCGGTAGATTTGTTAATGCTTGCTATATCAATACTGTTAAAACCCGCTGTTCGTGTTGTTACTGATTGGAAAAAAGAATTTCCGATTTTTTCAACTAGTCCCATATGTTGCATAGTATTAAACTGTTCTAATAAAAAGAATGTAATAGCTCCTATAATTATTAGGATACTAGTTGTAGTTAAGACTAATTTAGAATGTAAAGACAATTTACTCAATTTTTTACAATTAATAAAGTCTATTACGACAAAATGTCCAATACCTCCAAATATTATGAGTATTGAGATTGTAATAATGACAATTGGATCACTAGAATAATCTATTAAGTTATTCTTAAAAAGGGCAAATCCAGCATTATTAAAAGCTGATACTGATGTGAATAAGCTTAAAAATAAACCTTTGCCTATACCAAATTTTGGTATAAAAGATAAACACAAACAAATCATACCAATTAATTCAGTGACTAAACTATAAATAGCCAAGTGTTTAATTAGCTTAATAACACCACCAGGTTCGTCAATATTCCATGTAACCATAATCAAGAATCTATTTTTCATTGATATCTTTCTATTTAAAAATACTAGTGTCAATAGGGTTACGGTCACGATACCCAGACCACCTATTTGAATTAATAATAGTATTACTATTTCACCAAGTATATTAAACTGTGATCCTATATCAACTGGGGATAGGCCAGTAACTGTAAATGCACTTGAAGCTATAAATAGGGCATCTAAAAAAGATATTGGCTTTTTACCAGTGAAAGGTAAATATAATAAAAGAGCACCTATGATAGTTGTAGAGAAGAAAAGCATTAAATAAAAATATAAAGGTTTGTGGACTTTGTTCATTTTAATTGCATACTCCTTTATATTATAAATTAATAATTAGATAATATCATAAATGAAAATAGAAATGTTACTGATGTGTATTACTTTTCAATTCTAGTCAGGGGCCCCAACACAGAGAAATTGGATTCCCAATTTCAACAGACAATGCAAGTTGGGGTGGGGGCCCCAACACAGAGAATTTCGAAAAG